GGGGGCGGGGTGTGGGGGGAGGCGGCCGGGGCGCCTGAGGCTCTGGGGGCGCGGCGGGCGGCCTCGGCTGCGACGTCCTGGCCGGCGGCGAGCATGGCTGCCTGCATCGGTCCGGAGACTAAGAGGGCGGCGATACCGGCGCTGTTGGGTTTGAAGCTCGTGGACACGGCTCATCTCCTCGCGAGGGGGACGGCCAGACCCAGGGGGTATGGGGCCGGAGTCGCCTCGACCGTCCATCTGCCCGCGAGCGCGTGGGTGGTGGGGACGGTGACGGTGTCGCGTTGGCGGATCCGTGCGTCTGGTGGGGTGTAGAGGGTGGCTGTGTCGTCGGGGGCCTCTACGGTGGCCCGGGAGGTCACGCCGGTGGCGTCGGAGCTGGCGGGGGCCAGGAGGCAGCCTTCGATGGTGATCGGGTCGCCCGTGGTGGTCAGGTAGCCGTCGGCGTTGCGGTGGGTGGGGCCGGTGACCTGGACGTCGACGACCCAGCTGCGGGGGAAGGCGTCGATGATGCTCATCGTGTGCCTGCCACCCAGACGTTGCCGTTTCGGCGGGGGCGGTACTGGCGGGCCAGGGCGATGTCGTCGGGTGAGAGCATCGCCTGGCCGCCGATGGTCCAGGACGCGAAGGTCGCGGACTGGGAAAAGGGGCCGGTGGTTGTGCTGGCCTGGGTGGCGCCGGCGGCGGCCTTGGGGTCGATCTTAAGGATCCGGGCGACGGAGTCGGCGATCTGGGCGGCGACGACGTCGGGGACCTCGGTGTAGCCGGCCTGGTAGGTCATGGTGACGAACCGGTCAGAGGGGAGGTCGACGTCGACGTATCCGTGCCGGAGGGTGAACGGTACGGGCTGGGCGTCGTCGTCGACGACGGAGGTGACGGCGATGAGGGGGAGACGTTGGGGACGGGCGTGACGCCCGTTGACCTTGACCCGGTGGGTGTAGGTGACCGGGGTGAAGGTGGTTCGGGCCTCCTGGCAGAACTTGGCCGACAGGATGGTCAGCAGGTGCTCAGCGCGCTTGCTCTCCTCGTCGGTCAGGTCCCGTCCGAGTGCCTGGGCCACGGCTTCCTTGGTCGCGAGCTTCACGGTTTCCCCGCCCCCTCTCCGTCGTCTCCTCGTTAGGTTGTCTTGCCGCCCTTGGGCGGCTTCTGCGGGGCTGGGTCGGTGCCGGCGTCCGGGTCGTTGTCCGGGGACTCGTCCTCGCTGGCCGGGGCGGTGGGCAGTGCCTGCTCGTCGGGGACCTGCTCGACGTAGCCGGCGCCGATGAGGCCGGTGGCGACGGTGTCGACGACGTCGAAGATCAGCCCGTTGTCTCCTTTGACTCGCATGTCACGCCGCCTTGAAGACCTGGACGGCGGTGGGGCGCGTGATCTTGCCGCCGTAGACGTGCAAGCCGCGGACACGGTCGGCGAACTTGTTCTCCGCCCGCATGGACTCGGTCTTGTTGACCTGAGAGATGAAGGCCAACGCCGGCGTGTAGATGCCGGCCGCGGTGGGCTTGGAATCGTCGACCCAGGGGGAGACGACCACGTCGAAGCCGAGGAGACGGCCGATGACCGCCTCGCGCAGGCCCTCGGTGGTGTTGGACTTATCGAAGGCGGTGAGCTTCGAGCCGTCGGAGAGGAGGAACTCCTCGAAGGCGGCGTTGACCAGCAGGGTCCGGTTGGCCTGGGGAACCTTGGCCGACGTCAGCCGGCGGCGCAGGCCACGGACGACGTCGTAGGCCGTCTCCCAGTTGGTCGGCGCGGTCAGGCCGGTGGCGGCGGTGCCACTGGTCAGGATCATGGTCGTCAGGAAGGTCTCGGCGTCCTCGACCAGGCCGGCGGCCGCGGACTCGGAGTACTTGTCCATGACCGGCTGGTTGGCCTGGGCGGCGTCGATGTCGTCGACGATGAAGTCGAAGGACTTCTCCTGGTCGACCTTGATCTCGATGCCGGTGTCGGAGACCTCGTCCGGCGAGGTCGTGCGCGGCAGGGTGCCGCCTCCACCGGGCTTGGCGACCACACCCGTCTTGTAGTCCTTGACCTGGATGTCGACGATGCCGGGGATGTGGACGGTGTTTCCGGCCTTGAGATCGCCCTCGTAGTCGCGGTTGGCCAGGCCGGTCAGGACCGCCTTGTTGCGGAAGTTCTCGAGGATGGAGGCCGCCCATACCTCGGGGATGAAGTGGCTGGTGGACACTGTGGCTCCTTTTCGGGAAGAGGGGCGTCAGGAGACGCCCATGATCTGGTTGAGCTGCCCGTCGCGACGGGCCTTGTTGATCTGGGCCGGCGTCATCGCCTTGAGGTCCTCGCGCGTCAGCTGACGAGGCCCGGCGACGTTGTCCCCGCGCTGGCCGGCGTCCGCCGAGGAGGTGGAGGCCGGCGGGGTGACGGGGCCGCGCCAGGCGAGCAGACGGTCAGCGGAGGCGGTGATCTCCTCCTGCGTGGTGCCGGTGAGCAGATCCACGTCAACGCCCTTGGTAGCCGCGATACGGGCCTTGAGGGAAGCGGTCTCAGCGGCGGCAGCGCGCTTCTCAGCGGCTTCCTTGGCCTCCAGGAGCTTCTGCATCTCGCTCTTGGACTGCTCCTCGATCGCGTCGAGCCGCTTGGCTTTGTCCGCGTTGGCCTTCGCCCGGTCCTCGTTCTGCCGGGACAGGGCCTTCCACTTCTCCGCCTCGGCCTTCCAATCGACCGTTGCGGTCTCCTGGGGCGCCTGAGGAGCGTTGGCGGTACCGGTGGGGCTGCTGGCGCTCTGTCCTGTGGGCTCCACAGTGGTGGCGCCATTAGCGGTCTGACCAGCAGATGGGGCGGGGGTGTTGACGTGCATGGTGGTTCCTTCCCGTTTCGGGCATGACAAAGGCCCCTGCCGTTTCGGTAGGGGCCGGTGGTGGGCGCCCGCGAGCGCGGGCAAGCTTGTGGGCCGAGATGGGTCTCAGCGGCTGGAGGCGGCGTTGCCTCGGGGCAGCGATGAAGGCGACTGGGAGACCCGCAGTGCTTTCGCACCCTGGTGGGACGCCTGTCGCCTTCAGTAGCAGAATATCACCGGTGCTCGAAGGCCGCCACCGTGCCGTCGTGGCTGATGACGATGACGCGGGTGATTCGTGTCTGCCCGCGAAAACGGCGCTCGATCTGCTCGATCGCGACCTCATCGGAGAGGCCGCAGCGGCGTAGGTCGATGACGAGGCGGGACGCCTGCTTGCGTGCCTTCTTGAACTGGTCGGAGATCGTGTTCTTCTCGGAGGCGCCCCTGGGGGCCTTGAACTCCCAGATCTCGCCGTCTATCTCGACGTCGGGGTTCTTGACCCCAGGGGTGTTGTCGACCACGCGGAATCGAACTGTGTGGCCGAGGTCGGCCAGGGCCTGGGCAGTGCGTACCTCGTGGTCCTGGAGGATCGTTCCTTCCGGGACGTCGACCTTCCCGCTGCCTCCGGGGCGAAGCCACCTGGGCTCCCCGGCGCTGTGGGGACTGGCGTGCGCGCCCGTCGTCGACGCCTTCGGTGCCGGGGCCCTGCGGCGGTCCTGTCTCGTCTCCTTGAAGGAGATGACCGGCCCGTACTCGCCGTGCTCGGTGGTCAGGATGATGTCCTTGTACTCCGGCAGGCGGCCGCCCCGGTCGGAGGCTCCGGTGCGGGCCTCGACAGCCTTGTGGGCGGCCTCCAGGGTCTCCTCGTCGATGATCTGGTCCACGGCCATGCCCGCGGGCAGGGGACCGACGTTGCAGTCGCACCCCGGGTGGATGGGTAGCAGGTTCTCGACGTGGTATCGCTGGGTGGAGGCGATGACGCACAGGGCGCAGTTCTCGCGGCCGGTCAGGATGCGCCGGTAGTACCGGCCGCCGGTGGCTCGCATCGTGTCGCGGGACTGGACGCGCTTGGCGTTCTGAAGGTCCCCTCCGATGAGCTGCGTCAGCCGCAGCCCGCCGGCTGAGATGGCCTGGTCGAGCGTCTTGCCCCTGGACAGTGCCGTCCACGTGGTCATGCCCGGGCGCTGGTAGACCTTCAGCGGGTCCACGCCGCGCATCCCGGTGACCGCCTCCCGGTCGATGGCGGGGACGGTGACCGTGAGCCCGAGCTCGCTGGCACAGCCAATGAGGTAGGCGCGGGTCAGCTCGGCGGTCTGGAGCTGGCCGGCGAGGACCCTGGGGGCCAGGGCCTGCGCCATGGCCTCGACGGCCTCGTCCCGGTAGTCGGGCATGGACGCCCACATCTGGGAGGCGAAGGCTGTCAGATCCTGACGGATCTTGTGGACCGCGGCGTCGTAGGCGCGTGCCAGAGCGTCGAGGCGGTCCAGGTCAGCCATGCCCGCCCCCTACGTCGTTGCTCAGACGGTTCGCCGGCTCGGGAGGCCAGGCGTGTCCGCGTTCCCGATCGGCTGCATCTCCTCCGACGTCGTCGGTGGCGGCTGGGTGGTCAGATTGAGTGCCAGCGCGAGCTGCTCCTCCGCGCGCCTCTGCTTGTCCTGGGCGATCTGCTCGGGGCTGTAGCCCAGCATGTTCTCCTGGATCGTCTCCAGGGCCTCGCCGGCGGCCTTGGCCTGCGCCGCGGCCGCGTACCGCTCGGTCATGGTCACGGTGGCCGGTGGCGCGAACTTGACCTCGACCGTGTCGCCCGCCAGGGACTCGCCCTCGACCTGCAGGGCCTTGACGAGCATCACCGCCAGGGCCGGTTTGAACCGCAGGATGCGGTCCTGGGCCTTGAAGACGAGCTGCTGCATCGGCTGCTCGGCGCCGGAGGCGGACTGGTTGGCGGCGTCCGGAAGCATCGCCGAGACCGGGGTGTGGGTCTCGGCAGCGAGCTCGCGCCAGTCGTCCTTGACCGCACTGAGCATCGGGGTCAGGTCAACGGTCTGCGACTCCCAGATCTCGACGCCGGGAGGCAGCTCCCACAGCGCCCCCGGGCCCGGCTCGAACATCTCCTGGTAGTCGATGTCGTCGCCGTCGGGCCCCTCCTCGGGCAGACCCGTACCAGGATCCGTGGAGATGGTCTTAAGGGCCCGCTGCCGGTAGGTCTGCATCGCCATCGTGACCAGGCGGTAGAGGATCCCGGTGTTGATGCGGTCGATCAGGCCGGTGTGAGCCTCGAACTCCCCCATGCCGTCCTTGTTGCCCAGCAGCACGATCGGCGGGTCACCGTCGTAGACGTCGAGGCCGTCTAGGTCCCACCTGCCCTGCACACGGCTGATGAGCTGGTTGCGCTCGTTGTAGACGCTGCGGGAGTAGGTGGCCTTGACGCCGTCGACCCAGACGATCATGTGGTCGGCGCCCTCGGACACGGACCGCCAGACCTTGACCGCCGCGAGCGCCTTCCACGGGCGGACGGGGTCGGGCTCGGCGTAGAGCTGCTCGGGCATTTCCCGGGTGATGACGGCCTCGCCGTTGTCGTCTCGGGTGACTAGGAGGTAGCCGGTGCCGACGGTGAAGGCGTCGCGGGCGGCGTCCTTGAAGGCGACGTCGAGGCGGTTGTCCCGCCAGATGCGGCGGGCCCGGACGGCTCGGGGGCCGTCGGGGGACTCTCCGACCAGGATCCCGTTGGGGATGAGGCGCTCGACGAGGGTGTCGACGATGAGCGCGCCGGCGTTAGCCAGGGCGCGTCGCTGGAAGGCCTCCCAGGACTTGCGCAGGTTGGGGCCCATCTCCGGCAGGGGCGCGTTGCCGTTGGTGTAGCCGCGCAGGAGGTCCACGCGGGGTCGTGCGGCGTCCATCCGGGAGGTCAGGAAGGTGACCCACTGGTCGAGCGTCTTGCTCATGGTCCTCCCTATCCGTAGAGCCGGCGGGGCTTGCGTCGTCGCTGCGGGCGGGTGGCGCCCTTGCCGACGGCGTCCAGGCCCGCCCGGTAGGCGAACATGGCGCCCCAGGCGGCGTCGATCTTGGAGTAGTCCTGGTCATCGGCTGGCTTGGTGAGCACGTAGCCGGCCTGGCGTGGTGAGCGCCGGGCGTTGAGGAAGTGAGCGGTCATCTGCGGGTCACCGTCGTAGGTGACGCGGCCCTGCTGGATGGCGGAGAGCAGCTGGGCGAAGGAGTCGCAGGTGGCTGAGACGTTGCGCTGGGGGTAGCGGATGGGCTCGGCGGCGCTGATGCGGGCGCGCAGGCGGCGCGAGTAGGCGGCCTCCCAGGTCTTGACGTCCTGCGCCCACCCCGCTGAGGGGTCGGCGTAGAAGCCGACGACGTTGTAGCGCTCGAAGGTCTCCCGGACGGTCTGCTCGATCTCGAGGCGCGGTGGCTGCCAGCCCTCGCCCTTGGGGCCGTCGGGCTGGGACCAGATGCCGATCTTGAACAGGTGCTGTTGGGTGACTGAGTAGCCGATAAGGACCGTGGAGTCGGCGATGCCGATCTTGCGGCCCTCGGAGCCGTCGAAGCCGAGGGTGATGGGCTCGTTGGTGGTGATGGTCTTGCTGTGGTCCTCGATGGCGCGCAGCTCGGGCATGGTCAGCCAGGCGTCGGAGGCGGCGCCGATCTGGTTGAGGAAGTCGGCGCACATCTCGGCGGGGTCGTTGTCCGTCTCCCAGAAGTCGTCGGCGGTGCGCTCGATGTCGACCCAGCCCGGTGAGCAGGCAGGCTCGTGGATGGCGCACCCGCGGGGGTCGGCTGAGGCGTCGCCGTAGGCGATGCGCAGGCCCTCGATGAGGCTGTCGCGGTCGGAGATGTCGGTGTCCAGCGGTGCGGCCCTGTGGTCGTACAGGAGGCGCCTGGCGGCGGCCTCCTTGACCTTGCCGGCCTTGATCTGCTCGGCGTAGCGGGCCGTCGTCTCGGCGACCGAGTTCTCGCCGATTGTGTAGGCGTTGGGGGTCTCGATCGTGACGCCGCCGAGCTTGGTGGCGTTGTTGCGCAGCGTCTTGGCGAGCTTGGGGCCGCCGTTGCTGGGCACCCAGGTCTCGGTCTGGTCCAGGACCGCCATGACGGCGCGGGCGCCCTTGACCGAGGTCGCCGAGGAGGTCCGCTTCTCGATCCTGCCGCGGCGCATCGTGACGAAGGAATCCATCGGGTCGACGTCGTACTCATCCTGGGCCGGTGAGCCCCGTAGCATCTCCAGTAGCGGCGCCCAGGTGTTCGCGGTCTGGTCGTCGGTGGTGGCCGTGACCTGCACTAGCGGAGTCCGCCTGGTCGCCCACGGGACGCCCACCGGCTGGCCGGCGGCATCCCACCCATCGCACAGCACGGGCCCCATGGCCTCAACACAGCAGACCGCCGCCACGAACGGGCTCTTACCCCATCCACGAGGACGAGAGAGGACCGCGCGGGACTTCACACGCCTGCCCGTAAGCGGGTCGAGCTCGTAGAGCCGCACCAGGAAGTCCAGCTCCTCCTGCGTTGGGACGAAGGGCAGCAGGTCGTCGCAGTCGGGCTGCAGGAGGAAGTCAGTCATCCAGTCGGCGACGTCGTACCCCAGGGTCGGGAACTCATCATCCTCATCCAGCGGGGACCACGGCATCCGGCCGCACCCCCTCCATCAGTCGATGACGCGCAGCACCTTCGAGCGAGCCCGCGAGCGCGATCCCGATGCGGCGGGGGGCTCTGCGACCTCAACGGGGCCTCCTGCCTCGGCGCTGTCGGCGACAGCGAAGGTGATGCGCAGGCGCGCGCGGTCCTC